GTACCGCGTCCGATGTTCAACTCGCACGGCCACTCCGTATCTTACGCTAAGGAATTAAGACCACCGTTTACGTCATCGTAAATGTCGACAAAGGTTTCTAATTGTCGGACATAGCAGAGAGAATTTTCCAATACCCCGTTCTTAGACTACCGAAGTAGTCCGGCGGGGGCCGGGTGTGCCTATCACTAGGTCACATCGATCCCTTCGGCTTGTTCATACGCAAGAACAAGTCACTTCTTTAAGGGCCAAGCCGTTTCTTCTCAAACTATCCGCACTGTTAGTCTCTAAGCATGAAAGCCTCCCGGTACGATCCGGGCTCTCGACTGTCGCCACACCTGTAAGATTAACCCACAAGTCAACGCACTCATATGTCAGCTAACACACCGCAACATTGCCAGTGCAGTCCTGTCCTCCCTTTTGTCATGGAACGCGGCTCAGTCCGAGGACTGTCGCCGAGCTCAAACTGCTCCGCCTTAAGGGGACTATATATTTTTGTTGAAACTATAGGTGGATTCTATAGATATAGACTTCACTGTAGCCGCTTCACAGACAATCCTACCCTAGTTTACTAGTCCTAGACGCCCGTAGGGGCACCCAGACTGTGGCAGTTGTATCACACACGCGGTTAATTTCTGGAACTACAGTATAGAACGAGAAGAGAGAGGGTTTGTACGAGGAAACGGGGGCTTATCCTCGTCAGCGCAAGGGCAGAGTCAATCCCCTATCTGCATGCGCCTCACTTACGCGTACCACTCTTCAGCCTTACCACACAACGTCTGGTCTACCGACAGGCAGCGCTGGTATCGGGCTCACTCCCTCTTCTCTTTTCTTCTCCGTTCTGGACCACCAAGGCGTCCATTGGTCAAACACCACATCAGAATACGCGGGAGGCTCGTCAACAAGCCAATCTAAGGGATCATAACGAGGAAGGTTAGAGTCGAGCAGACTCTTCCACACCTTCCGAACCCGAAGCGGCTCCCGCGTTTTAAACATTTTCTTACTTAGCGTCGACGACAAAGGAACACGTCGCAGATCTCTTAAACCATGTAAGACAGACTGATACTTTTTTCGTAAAGCTTTTCTGTCGGTCTCTTTTACATGGACCCCCCACCTCCACTCCCTAGTCAAATCGGCATTCGCCGCCGCGAGACCGGGACGTATCCATATTTCAGGGACGTCAACGGTCAAGTCGGGAGGTACAATAACATTGTGTACTGGAGGAGGTTGAGGTAGATCTCGTTCCTGCAGCGATTGAGGAAGAAGATTATAAAGCTTCGCTAGGCGGAAGGCTAGCCTTCCTCGGAAACCAAACTTGTCAAGTGAGATCCCGGATAATTGCCTTTTGTGCGCCTCTATGAATACTTTTGCCGCGTTCCAGGCTCTAGTATTCACAGTTTTATTTCCGTAGGACTTACCAACAAATTTTTCGAAGCTTTTTCCTAGACAATTCGGGTAGTCTACTTTTCGAAGCATTCCAAACCTAAAAGTGTGAACAACTGTTAAGGCCTCTTTCCTCCATTTAAGGAGCGTTGAATTGAGAGTACCAAAACACGTTGAAACGCTGGTTTTTGTTTCTTCTACTTGTAGACCCACGGACCCGACCGCTGACACCCACCTTCCCGCAAGACCCGGTGTGACCTCTTGAAAGAGTATATCATCTCCATTAATTTTCACAGGAACGGATAACCGTTCTCGTAGTCCCATACCATCCTTATGCAAGGCCCACTGAAAGGCTAGATAATTTTGAATGCAAAGGAGGGGGAAGGAGAGATAGGAACCCATCATCTGGCCCCGCACTGGGGTGAAGGTGTCTTCTATCATACTGTCAGCAAAGAGGCTGGGGCGCATCGCACGTAAAGCGATATTTTTTATATGTGCGGGCACATAGGGCGCATTTTCAAGACATACGGACAGTATGTCTTCAGCAACCTCAATAGGGAGATTATCTGTGGCCGATACGTAATCGCCAGATACCAATGCTCCCAGTCTAGGATTGAAATCTTTCAGTTTTGCTTCCTCCACATCGCCT